AGGGCACCTCCGTGTACTATAACGGCGGGCCCGTGGGCCTCGGTGTCGTTCCCACGGCGCTCACTGAAACCTTTACGGTCTCGGGCAATACGTCGTTCGTGGGTAACGTCACCGTGACATCGGACGCATCGTCAAACACCTATGTGAACGCGCGGCGCGTCCCGGCCGGTTCCTTGGGCGTTTCTTCGTACGTCACGGGCTCGGTTCCTTTGACCACGACCACGAATTTGATCCAGAATTACTTGAGTAATGCTGCGACGATCACGAGCAACACGGGTACGGGGACTATCACACAGGCTCTGAGTTTGCCGGGGACTACGAATTCTGATGTTTTTTGGCCGAATGGTGGTCACTCTATCGCATTGGCGAATTTGGCGACTTCCAATCTCTTCATAGAGGCGTGGATCAATCCAAGTACGTCTTTTGGTGCTAATGGTATTATCCTTCAAAGATCTCTTGGCTCGACGACGCCTTCCGGAAACGCCGATTTCAATTTCTTGCTTGGCGCTGGTAATATTCTTACTTTTACCGTGAGTAACGCATCCGTCAATATATCGGCAAGTAACGCATCCGCCCTGAGCGCGGGAACATGGTACCACGTTGCCGCATCTTATACACGTACAGCGACAAATGCAGGTACGGCGCGAGTTTTCGTCAACGGCGGCGTCGGTGGAACAACTGGCGCGTTTACAACGGGTACCCAACCGGCCCTCAATCCCTCGGCGAATGTAGTCATTGGTACAAACACAGTGGGAACCGCCCCCTTCTACGGCAACATCGCCGACGTCCGCGTCTTTTCGGGGTCTCTCATCGTCCCCACGGCAACTTTCACGACCAACACGGCTCCATTTTCACTCACTGCGCCCAACTACGCGACGAATATGAGTCTCGTCGGAACGGCCAATACCGTCCTGGCCCTTCAATCCCAGTACTTCCCCGGCGCATCCACTTCGCCCTATGGACCGTGCTTGACCTTGCCGGGGACGGTGGGGTCTTATTACTACGAACCAACTGTTATTTCTGGTAGTACAAATTGGAAGACGTACGGTTTCACTGTCGAGGGGTGGGTCAATTACGCATCCTTGGCAAACTCCAACATTTACTACAGTTCAGCCCCTATGCCCAACATGATCACACTTGAACAGTCGCCGGCGGATGGCGGTGGACTTGATTGGTCACTTGGTGCGACGACTACCGGTGCACTGGGTTTCTTTTTTGCGAGTACTTCACCCTCTGCTTACTACGCCATCACAACTCCTGTGAATTCTATTATCACCGGTCAATGGACTCATATCGCGCTTCAAGTGTCATTGACGGCCATGTCGCTCTATATCAACGGTGTGGTTCAGACATTAACTGCTTGGAATTTTACAAATACAGGAACAACAACGGCAGCGAACATCCCGACAACGACCCCCCAGATGCAGCGAACAGGAGTTGGACTTGGACAGTACACTACAAATCAAGGAGCAAATGCCGCAGCTGCACGGGCCCGTATCGTCTATGGATCTGCGACGACGACCGGCAACGTCTATTCCATGGCTGGATTCACACCCAACCCCAACCTCGGGGCAGTCCCCGCCGGCGCCACAGTCGCCTGGCAACTCGAGTCCCAGTACCCTCTCCCCACGTACCCGTCCTTCTTCGACGTTCCGGTCCTTTCCGCACAGACTCCTGCTTATGGCGCCGAGCCCGTGGTCGTCGGTGGTGTTACAAGTAACACCGCGGGCCCGTACTCTTCGTACTCTACTTTCGACTCGATCCGGTTCGACGGCACGGGCTACATCGATTACGGCAATGCGGCGAGCAGTGCTCTGACCACCAACCTTTGGGCGAACGCGTGGACTATTGAGGGGTGGGTCTACCCGACGACGGCGACGGCCAACATCGTCTCGCGCTCCAACACGTCCACGGGCTACGACTGGTCCCTCGGAATCAACTCGACCTCGAACGTGTTTTTCGACTCGAAGGCGACGGCCGGTGAGGTCCGCGGGGCGGCGTACTTGGCTGGGGACGGGGCCGATCAGGGCAATTCGGTCGCCGTAGACGCGAGCGGGAACGTGTATGTTGCCGGGCAGTACGCCAGTTCCTCGACCGTGACCCTTCGTAACATGGATGGCACGGCCTCGGCCTACTCTCTGCCAATTTCTTCGGGCAACTCGGATGCATTCATCGTCAAGTACAACGCGGCTGGAAGCGTCGTGGCGTATTCGTACATTAATGGGATAACGTCTACTGATTATGGAAACTCCATCACTGTAGATTCATCTGGAAACATTTATGTTACAGGTCGTTATGCTAACACAAGTGGAACCTTAACTCTTCGCAACCTCGACACGACCGCTTCTACCTCGGCTTATTCCTTGCCCGCTTCATCTGGTGTTGACGTATTCATAGTCAAGTACAACTCTTCGGGAAGTGTCGTGGCGTATTCGTACATTAACGGAACGTCAACTGATGGCGGTCTATCTCTCACTGTCGATTCATCAGGAAACTTGTACGTCACCGGATTCTACTTCAGCACTGGGACGGTCACCATCCGCAACTTGGACGCCACCGCTTCAGCATCTTCATACTCTTTACCTATAGTTACAGGTGGGGCGGCAGCCGACGCCTTCATCATCAAGTACAATTCATCTGGGAGTGTTGTAGCTTACTCGTATATTAACGGGACAGCTTCTGATGCGGGTCAGTCGATTGCCGTAGACGCGAGCGGGAACGTGTATGTTGCCGGGCAGTACGCCAGTTCCTCGACCGTGACCCTGCGTAACCTCGACACGACCGCATCGACTTCTTCTTATTCTCTACCCATTTCGGCCGGCTCGGATGCTTTCATTGTCAAGTACAGTGCGGCTGGAAGTGTCGTGGCGTATTCGTACATTAACGGAAGTATTGGGAATGATCAAGGAAATTCTATCGTAGTTGACTCTTCGGGCAATGTATATTTTACAGGTTCCTATAACAGTTCTTCTTTGACCCTCCGCAATATAGACGCGACCGCCTCGACTTCCTCGTACTCGCTTCCTATTTCACAAAGTCTTGACATGTTCCTCGTTAAATACAACTCATCGGGGAGTGTAGTGGCTTACACTTATTTTAACAGCGCATCTACTGATCAGGGGTTTTCACTCGCCGTTGATTCATCGGGCAATTTGTACCTTACCGGGTACTATTCAAGCACAGGAGCGACCGTGACCCTCCGTAATCTGGACACAACTGCATCGACGTCATCTTATTCGCTTCCAATTTCAACAATATCAGACGCCTTCATCATCAAGTACAACTCATCTGGTAGCGTCGTGGCGTATTCATACATCAACGGAAGTTCAAATGACGCTGGTATTTCGATTACAGTTGATGCTGGCGGCAACCTCTACGTCGCCGGTTACTATCAAACCACAAGCGCAGTGACCCTCCGCAACCTCGACACGACCGCATCAGCCTCTTCATACACTTTGCCTATTTCGGCGGGTGGTACGGACGCCTTCCTCATCAAATACAACACGACGGGCCTCGTCACGACCGGCCCCTCGGCTCCCGTCAACACCTGGACCCACGTTGTGGCCTCGTACGACGGTTCGACAGTTTGGCTCGGCGCCGGTGGCCGTGCGGTCCCATTGACCCCTGCGTCTGCCCCTTCATTCGTGACCGACTATAGCACCCAGATCGGCGGAACCTTCTCGCGTGGCCAAATCACAGGCAACCTCGCCGACCTCCGCGTTTCTAATGTTGCTCGCTACACTGGTTCGAGCTACACGGTCCCGACGGCCCCCTTCACAACCGATTCCAACACTCTTTTGCTCCTCAAATCACTGGCCCAACAGCCAGGCACGACTCTCGAGATTCAGGGCCGTGGCTTGAACTCCACGAGTCTCGGTGCCACGCGTACAATCCAGTCGTACCCCCCGGCGCCCATGTCTTCGTACCTCCTTGATACGACGGGTAATACCGCGGTGACTTATGGGCAGGGTAAGTATGTGGTGAGTGCGAGTACGGAGTATTCCGGATCTTCCACTCAGGCTTGGCTCGCCCTTGACGGTAATAACTCGACTGCATGGGCTTCGACTGCGGGTGTATACGCACTCACAAATCCCCAGGCATATACGGGTTCGGTGAGAACTGTAGACACATTGGGCAATTCCTACGCTGGAGAATGGATTCAAATTCAATTTCCAGTTTCAATTATTCTTTCGAGTTATGTGCTGTACGGACCTGGTAACTCGGCTCCTTCGACGTTTTATATTTTGGGAAGTCGTGATGGAACCAACTGGACTCTCGTGGATTCTAGAACTGGTTTGAGTGGTGGAAGCGTCCAGACCTTTACTGTGAGTGCCACACAGGCGTACAACTATTACAGAATGGTCGTGAACGTTATACCATACCAGGGTTCGAGTAGTGCTACAAACGTTAATACATGGACCCTCAACGGCACCGAAGAGTCCCTGTGCATCACCAACGACAGCAAGGTCGGCGTCGGCATCGCCAACCCCCAGCGCTCCCTCGAGGTTGCCGGCGACTTGGTCGTGGGCGGTACGATCAGTGGAGGCGCGGGCATGGGCTCCTTCAGGAATCGCATCATCAACGGCGACATGAGGATCGCGCAGAGGGGGACGAGTCTAACGTTATCAACAGCTTCATACTTAGCAGACCGCTTCCTGTGTCAGTTTCCGGGAGTTTCTTCCGGAACTCCGGGATTCACATACACGGTAAACGCCCTGACGGCGTCGGACACGCCGTACCAGCTCGGGTTTTCAAACTCGATTACGTACACATGTACGAACGGTCTTCAGCCATCCGTTTTGACCGGTTCGTATCCCCAGATATTCCATCCTATCGAGGGTTACAATATTGCAGACTGGAATTGGGGTACTTCGTTCGGTAGCCCCGTTACCCTGAGTTTCTGGTTCAAATCGAACGTCCCCTCCGGAAGCGTCATGCCCGCCATGCTGTCGTCCAGTGTGTATTACGTGGCGACGTTCACTTACAACACGACGAATACGTGGCAGTACGTCACGTTCACAATTCCACCTCCACCAAATGGGTCTAGTTGGAGTAGAGACAATTCAAGGGGCGTGGATCTCACCATGTTTGGAGTCGCTCCGACCAATCTTCAGACGAGCACACCGAACGCATGGGGCAGCACTTCCGTACGCACAGCCACAAACTGTTACCCGTGGATTCAAAACGCCGGAAACTACGTTCAATTGACCGGCGTCCAGCTCGAGAAGGGCACGGTCGCCACGCCGTTCGAGTTCCGGCCGTACGCGACCGAACTGGCGCTGTGTCAGAGGTATTATCAGCAATTTAATTGCACTTCCGGTGGTGGAAGTTACCAATCGTTTGGAATAGGATTCATGCAAAGCACCATTGGTGCTTACACCACGACACCTCTAATAGTTCCTATGAGAACGAATCCGACTCTATCATCAAACTCGGCACCGAGCACGTTTATTCTAGCATCGGCCGCAAATTTCACACCTACTTCTATGAGTTTGTGGACGGGGACTACTAACCAGATTCAGATTGCGTGGACTGGCACCGGTGGCACGGCCGGTTACGCAACTGTCGCCGAAGCAAATAACACTACTAGTGCTTTCTTGGGATTCAGTGCGGAGCTGTAGAAACTTCTAGGTTTCTACTAGTAATGAGCCAAGTCATCGTCATCCTCGACTCCAACACCCTGGCCGTCTCTGACTGGTACTTTTCAGACTCGCCCATAGTTCCCGTGACCCCTGGTATTCGCCTGCCCGTTCCAGATGGTCTAAGTTGGGACACCGTGAAGGGCGTTCAGGACGGCGAGGAGGTCACGTTGGTCGCAGACGATGCCAAACTCGCCGCCAAGACCGCCCAAGCATGGGCCGACCTCCGCTCCCGCCGCAACGCCCTCCTCCAGGCCTCTGACTGGGTCGCCCTGGCTGACGCGCACCTCAGTCAGGCTAAGAAGGACGCCTGGTTCGCGTACCGCCAGGAACTCAGGGACTTGCCCGACTCTGTGACGGACCCCACGCAGGTCGAGTGGCCGGTGGATCCCACGGTCGTGGTTCAGGCCCCAGTGACTGGCTCACGGGTCGACAACCTGCTCAGTCAGGTTTGATTTTTAGATGGAAATTCATAGACTCGGTAAAACTTCTGCTTCGCAGGGACTTTACCGACTTTATGGAGGCTTGAGGGCTTTCATGACCCCCTATAATTTGTAGAAATTTCAAGAACCCCAAGACGGTCAATTGAGGGTACTAGGAAAAAACAATTTTAAAAATACATTATTGTAGTAGGCCATAGTGGTCGGGAGACCCCAGGCGGACGAAACTTCTACAAACTTTTCTCAGGCCATGACAGGATGGGACGCCCCAGGTCGACCAAGAACCTCGTGTGTGAACATTGCGGACGGGACTTTTCGAAGGAACGTGCCGGCACGACAGCCTACGAGCGTCACGTGGGACGGCGAAACCAATGTGGACGCCCAGCAGACTCCAAATATCTCAGGGCACCACCGACGTTCCTGAAGGGCGTTGTCATCCACGACTTTGACGATATGGACCTGAGTCACGTGAAGGGCCCAGAGGCTGACGCGTTCAAGAGAGTCTGGATCAATAACATCATCCAGCAAATCTTCAGCGTCCCCGAAAACAAGTGTATCGTCCTGAAAAACCTGGAACTCTACCCGGATAACATCTACATCAAGCGCCAAGGGCAAATCACGTCAATAACCATCCACAACCTGACCATTTTGATGCTCCTCTTGCTTCATGAGCGTCTCTGGCCCTTCCTGGAACTCTCGGGATGGCAAAAGTATGAAGAGTTCGAGGGGTGGGTATCAATGGTTGCGGGTGTGGCCCTCAAGGACCGTCACTGGAAAGGGACCATAGAGCCCCTCTCGTACTATTACATAGCCGTACGTGATGCTCTCGCAAATTATCTGAAAAATATTGAACACAGGCGGCACGAAGTTTTCTTGCTTGCCAGCGCTGTTAAAAACGTGGCCGTCTCTTAAGGTAATGGATCCCGACGAATTTGATCGACGGGCC